AAACGGAAAGCGGCCCAGATGGAGCAGTAGTGGTCAGAAGGTAATAATGGTACTTCTGACCCAAATCTCAATCGTATCTCAATCGAAGCCAATCGTTACTTTTCAGTTTCCATTGCAGTAAAAAAGCCTTTTGTTTTACTCAGTTCGGACGCCCTCCGCGCTGCTCGGCTCAAACTCTAACGCAATCTTGTCCCTCTGGTCGTCGGTCACCACCTCCTCGCGTGCAAGCACTCCCGATTGAAAATTGCGTTCAAAAACTATTGTGTATATAAGGATTGCTGTCCTATATGAAATGCCCTATCGTCGCTATGGCAAAAAGAAGGCGTACGGCCGGAAGCGCAAGGGTCGGACCTTGGCGGCTCGCTCGATCAAGAAGCGGACTTCGGCTAAGTCTCAATCTAAGCAAATTGCGAAGCTGGCTCGTCAAGTTCGGGGCATCAATAAGAGAACTACGACTACGCTTACGACAGTGTGGTCGAGGGCAAGTGTTCCCATTCAGGTGCTAGGGCCTACGGGCAGTGGGACACCGTATGTATGTCCTATCCCGTGTGTACCTATGGATCCGGCTCATACTTTTACTGGGACTGATGTCGCGGATACAGTATACTGGACGGATAATTTACGGCGCACTGGGGCTACTGAGTACTCTAAATCCTTTGTATTCGGGCAGACTCTACCGGCGGTAATGCAGGGCGATGTCTATCACTCCGGTCAAGAGGTCAAGTTCCAGATTCGTAACGAAGAGCCCGAGCACTCTACAGTGGACCTGTTTGTCGTTCAGCCGCGTAAGCATGTGGCGGATGACTTGGTGGCTGACAGGCAGCTGTGTATCGATCGGAACGCAGGAGGTAACCCCCAATATGGACCCGATCAGGACGGTGGCTTCGAGTTCAACGAAGACTATACGACGCAGGTGACAGGTGGGACAACTGGCACGTCATACTTTGGCACTACCTGGAACAAGAAATGGTGGAAGGTCCTCTATCATCGGACTATTAACCTGGGTGAGGTTCACGGCACAGGCTTTGCATCTAATGTGTCCGGGCGGACTGGATCTACCGGCTCTAATGCAATATTTTGCCAGGGGACTATCAGGCTACCGGGCGCTGGCAAGATGACGGCGATTGCGGCGAGCTCAAACCGTATAATCAGCGGCGATGGCGCGGTGCAGCGTACATGCGGGCTCGAACTTGGACTGGCAGACGAGCGAAATGAAGACCGTAGATTTTTAGTCGCAATACAGAATGGTATCTCGGGCGACCTGGGCGAATCTATCGACATGGCTCTGTTTGTCAAGGATTACTATAAAGTATCAACGTAAATACACTATATATACTCTAACTCTCACTCATATGAATCAGCGCCATTATGCCTACGGAGAACGGACGCTTACCGAAGAAAGTGAGGTGGTTCATTGTAACTCAATGGAATATCAGCTGCGACTACGAAGAGCTCTTGCTATCTAACAAGGAAATACGGTATCTAGCGTACGGGAAGGAGGTATGCACTACAGGGAGACCGCATCATCAACTTTTCATGTACGTATGGAAGGACACCTGTCATGGGGTTCAGAACCTCAACCGGATGGGTAAATGGTTTGGGCCAACTCATGTTACAGTGGCTCCTATGCGTGGCAAGATTACGGAGAATGAGGACTACTGTGGTAAGGAAAACCGTGGCGAACTTATCAAGCACGGTAATGAACCTAAACAAGGGGCGCGGGGAGACCTCGACGAAGCGAAGGAACAGATAATGAAGGGGGACATGACTGTAGATCAAATTCTGGTGGAGAACCCGGGCTTTTTTCATCAATACGGGCGGACTCTTGACCGTTTGGAGGCAGTGGCCTTGCGCCAGAGGTGGCGTACCGAAATGACTAAGGGACTATGGTACCACGGGCACTCAGACGTAGGTAAGTCACACACTATATACAAGGGCTACGACCCAGACACCCATTATGTCAAGAACCTCTCGGATGCAGACGTCAAATGGTGGGATGGCTACAAAGGGCAGCCAATAGTGATCTTCAACGAGTTCAGGGGCCAGATTGCCTTTAGCGAGATGCTAGATCTCATGGACAAGTGGCCTAAGACGGTAAGCTGGCGGTGCAAGGAGTCTGTGCCGTTCCTTGCCAAAGAAATACGGATCTCTAGTATCAAACCGCCAGAGGAAGTGTATGTCAACCAAGCTGGCGAACCATGGGCCCAATGGGAACGCAGATGCGAGACTATACACTTGAAAGAACGCGGGCAAGCACCAGGCGGGAGTGTCGATGGACCTTTAACGAGAAACGTGAAAGAGGCCCGCGACCGCGCGTTCAAAACTGCTCGAAAGGCCGCCGAAAAACGGAAAGCGGCCCAGATGGAGCAGTAGTGGTCAGAAGGTAATAATGGTACTTCTGACCCAAATCTCAATCGTATCTCAATCGAAGCCA